GACACCATCACCTTCAAGAAAGACTTCGACGTTGTTCGACAATCGAATCCGCTGTTCCAGCGGTTCGCTGACCACTATGCGCTCCTCGACTACCTGCATACGCCCGAAGGCAACCTCGATGACAAGGACCGTATCCTTGCTTCTCTGGTTGCGGAGGCGCAGCGTGCTACACCGTCGGGGAAGGTGGCGATCGCATTGCTGTGGCTGGCGCTCTGGCCGGGGCTCGACGCCCTCTACCGACGGCTGTTTCGCTATTTCGCCAAATCCCCGGACGAGCTGGTATCCGAAGTCTCGGACCGCTTCATGGCGGTGCTTCATCGATTCGAACGCTCCCGCGTTCGGCGCGTGTCCGCCACGATTCTACGCAACACCCAGCGCCTGATCCGCGAGGGGTTGCGTCGCGAATGGCAGCAGGCCGGTCGCACCGAGCCCCTGTCCGATGAAGAAATCGTGCGCCTCTCCTTCGCACGTCAGCACGGCCGCCCTGAAACAGTGTTCGGGCTTCCGCCGGGCACGGACAGCCACGCCGCCACCGCCATGCTGTGCAGGGTGCTCGCTTGTCAAATCGGAGCGGACGCCGAGCTCGTGATCGCCGTGGCGGTTCTCGGCGAGCTTCAGAACGAGGCCGCAGCCCGTCTTGCCGTCAGCCCGGGCGCGGCACGCAAACGCTATCAGCGAGCGGTCGCGCGGCTCCGTACGTGCTTGGAGGCGGCGTGATCTCGGCCTGTCCCATTCTCGGAGCGAAAGGCGCGTTTCCTGGTCGACACGAGACGACCGCAAGGGAAGCGCATCCGATGGATGAGATCCATCCCGTTCCCGACCAGGTGCTTCGCCGGTTGCCGGGCTTGTTCCGCCGTTGGGAGCTCGCCCAGGTCATCGAGGCCGGCAAGGACTACCACGTCGAGGATGCCGGGTCCGCCTGCGACGGCACGACGCTCTATGCGGTCTACGTGAGCACGCCCGTGGCACCGGAAGCGGTCGAGGCGAGGCTGTGATCGGTGACCGCGCCACCGTCGATAACGCTGTGCCCGCCCACGGCGCCCAAATCCACCGCTACTGAACGGCCAGCAAAAGGAGAAGCACGATGCCTTTGAACATCGGTGCAACTGGTTCAATCAAGCCCTACGTCAAGTTCAACGCCAAAGCGGACAAGTGGTTCGCCAAGGGCGAGAATGGCGACATCGAGATCGCGCGACCGGCCTTCATCGCCGACCTGCCCAACATCGCCACCGGATGGCTTCGCTTCCTCGAGGGCCAGGCGCCGGAGCGTGTGATGGACACATCCCTGGACCGCGCCGCGCCCAATCCCGGCAATGGCTTCAAGCGCGGCTTCATGCTCGCGGTGTACAGCCAGAAGTTCTTCGGCGGCTTCGCCGAGCTCTCCAGCGCCTCGATCCACATGGGCAACGCCATTCGCGAGGTCTACTCGGCCTTCGAGGCGGAGCGTGCGAGCCATCCGGGTCAAGTGCCGGTGATCGCCTGCACCGGCTCGGAGCCCATGAAGGATCGCTACGGTACCAATTACCGGCCGAAGCTCGAGATCGTGAAGTGGGTGGATCGGCCGGCGGAACTGCTCGACCAGAGCCCGGTCGATCCCTCTGAGGTGTGGCAAGCAACTCCAGCCCCGACTGCCAGGCCGCAGGCTGCGCACGTGCCGCCCCAGCCTGCCGCCCAGACCACCGCCGCGGATCCCCTGATGGAAGCCGAGTTCTGAGACCGCAGTGCTGAACGCAGGTCCAGGCCAGCTCCGGGCGGACTCTTTCGTGACGGACAACGTCCGCCCGATCCTCGAGCCAGATGCCGGGCAGATGCTCTGCCACACCGAGCATCTGTTCGGCGGTGATCTCGACGGCTGCCATCAGGGGCTGATCGAGCTGGCCTGGACCGATCCCACCAACGGCAACGTCAGCCATGCGACCCTCTATGGCACGGATCAGCTGGACGGCTTGGCCGAAAAAGCCTTCGAGCTGAACCGTGTCCCGGGCCAAAACGTCTACATCGGCGCTGCCCTGCGCCGGCCGGGCACATCTGCCTCCGGTCGGTGCGGCGACGACGACTTCTTCGCGCTGACCGCCTTCTATGCCGACCTCGATGATGAGGTCGAGACCGCGCGCAAGCTCTATCGTGAACGGCGTTGCCCGCCGACCGCGGTCGTGGTCACCGGCCGTCAGCCGCACCGACGAGCGCAGCCCTGGTGGCGACTGGACACGCCGGAGCGCGATCCCGAGGTCTGCCGCGGACAGAACCGGGCTTTGGCCTTGGGCCTCCGCGGCGATCTATCGGTCGTCAATCCGGGGCGTGTACTGCGCCTCGCCGGCTCGATCGCCTGGCCGACCAAGCCAGGGCGCACCGTCGAGCGCACCGAGCTCCACACGTTCAACGATGGTCGCCCCAGGGTCTACTACCCGGGCCAGCTCGCGAGGGCGTTTCCCCCGGTCAGTGCCGAGCGGTCCGATCCGCCTCCGAATCCGGAGCGTGGTCCTGCCCTGAACATTGGCAGCGAGTTCGACGGGGTCACCGTCGAGGCGTGCGTCGCCGCAATCCGGGCCGGCGACCACTGGCACAACCATCTGGTGCGCCTGACCGGGCACTGGATCGCCCGCGGCTGGTCCGATGCCGAGATCCTGATCGCTGCCGAGGCGCTGACGTTGCCCGGCTACACCGTGGATCAGACGCGCCGCGAGGTCGCCCGCATGATCGAGGGCGGCCGCGCGAAATGGAACATCCCCAATCCCGAGCATCAGGTCGCCGACCCGGCGGATGTCTTGCCGCCGCTGGCACCGGACTTCCTCGAGCAGCTCAACGTCTCGATGCTGCCCCGTCGGCGCTGGCTGCTGGAAGGCACCCTGCTGCGCGGCAACGTGACGGTCGAGGTGGCGCCGCCCGGCGCCGGCAAATCGACCCTCGGCATCCAGCAGGCGGTCGCGATCGTCACGGGTCGGCCGATCACAAGTCATCAGGTGCATGAGCAGACCAAAGTCTGGGTCTACAACAACGAGGATGACGGCGACGAGCTGAAGCGTCGTCTCGCTGCGATCCTGCAGCACTGGAACATCTCCTTCGCCGAGGTCAGAGCCCGGCTCGCGCTCAACAGCGGCGCTGACCGTCCGCTCCTTGTTGCGAAGGTGGATCGCGCCGGCAATGTGATCCGCCTGCCCGACATCGACGCCTGCATCGAGCACATCAAGGCGCACGGCATCGGCGTGTTCATCGTCGACCCGTTCGTCGAGACACACGAGGTCAGCGAGAACAGCAACGAGCAGGTCAAGGCGGTGGCTGTCATGTTCCGCGAGATCGCGCGCAAGGGCGAATGCGCGGTCATGCTGGTGCACCACACCGCCAAGCCGCCGCAGGGCGCGAGCGATGGGCATGCCGGCAACTTGAACACAGCCCGGGGCGCTAGCGCCCTGGTCGGGGTCGCTCGCATCGTCCAGACCCTGTTCGCCATGAGCTCGAAGGACGCCGAGCGCTACGGCGTGCCGGAGGAGGAGCGGCACCGTTACGTCCGGCTCGACGACGCCAAGGCGAACGTCAGCCTGATCGGCGCAGACGCCCGCTGGTTCAGGCGTGTCGGGGTGTCCATCGCCAATGGCGACGAAGTCGGCGTGCTCATGCCGGAGAAGCTCGAGCAGGCCGACCACACCACCGGCGAGGACGCGGAGGACCTGCACCGCACCATCATCGCTACCCTGCTGGCTCAGGTCTCGGAGGACGAGATCAGCCTCAATGCGGCTGCCAAGCGACTCGCCTGGAGCGGTCACACCCGCTTCGAGCGCTATCGCGAGACCGACGACAAGGGCAACCAGCGCGCCAGCCGGCCCTTTCGCGAGATGATCATGGCGGCCTGCCGACACAGCCTCAGCATCGTCGGCAGCGGGATGTCGCGCGGGTTCACCTGCGACACCAAGCGTAAGCCGGTCACTCTGAAGAGGTTCGAGCTGCCTGCCTCAGCGACCGATCTCGCCTCTCAGGAACCCGCATTCATGGAGGATGCATGACTGCCTCGGGCAGAGTGTGGACGGCCGTCCACACAGGTCCACACAAGGGAATCTGCCGATGTGGACGTGTGGAGTGGACGAGCGTCCACACAGTTTCTGAAAGCCGCGGAATCCTTGCGTGTGGACGTGTGGACCGTGTGGACTCCCTAAAGGGAGTACGGTGGCGTCCACACGCCGCCCGCCGCCTCCCTTCGGGAGCTGTGTCATGGCCCGGCTGACACCTGGGGCCCCAGGGCGCAGCGTGGTCGATCTGACCCGCCACCCGATGGCGCCGCCCGAGCTGATGATCAAAGCGATCCTCGACGGGCTCGACGAGATCGCTCGGCAGATGGAGCGCAAGTGGGGGGTCGGCCGCCTGCGCCTGATGGTGAGCGATGTCCTGCGGATCAAGTTCGACGCGCAGCAGGCGAAGCTCGACGCCGCGATCGCCACGGACCAGGAGTCCTACATCCGAGCCCAGGCCGAGGGCATGCGGCGCGCCTGGCTGGCGCTCGACCGGGCCGCCACCGATGCCGGCGCCGAGCCCCTGGCAGCCGAGGTCTGGGAGTGCGTGCTGCCTGCGACCGGCGAGGTCGTCAGCATCGTGCGCACGGAGGCCGAGGCCCATCACGTCGCCCGCGAGAGCGAGGTTTGGACGCTCGCCGAAATCGCGGTGCTGATCGAGCGCCTCGGCGACGAGGATGCGGCAGGTCAAGCGGACATTTCCAGGGTCGGCGGTGGTCGAGGTACGGGATCGCGATCCACCACCGATCGACTGGGAGAAGGGCGATGACCCGCCCTTCTGAGCAGGGAGTGGATGGCGGCGACGTGCTTGGCAGGGCCCCCGCCGCCATCCTGACCACGATCACTCATGAGGGAACAATCATGATTGCTTTGACTCTGCGCGTTCAGCGCGGCGAAGCAAGAGGGAGCTCGACGCTGGCGCTGGCTTGTCGGCCAGGAGCTCGGCGATGAACGGGCCCGAGCTCCTCGAGCACGCCTCCGATCTCGTGACCCGGCGCCGCCGGGAGTACGGCGAGCCGGTGGACCTGTTCGAGCAGGTCGCCGCGCGGTGGTCGTTGACCCTCGGCACCAAGCTCAGCCCGGCGCAGGTGGTGCTGTGCCTGATCGACCTGAAGCTCACCAGGCTCGCGCGCGATCCCAAGCACCTCGACAGCCAGGTCGACGTCGCAGGCTACGCCGCATGCCTGCGGGAGGTGAGCCGATGACCGGGCCCCGAGGCTACCGCTCGTGCCTCGCGCGTGCCCAGGCACTCACCGCGCCTAGTGGCGACGACCTGCTCGACATGCGTCGTGCAGCGTGGCGCAAGCAGGGCGTGATCATGCTCAGGCCCGAGGAAGTCCGCGACGACTGGACCCGCCAGGCGCTGATCAACGAGGCCAACCGGCTCTACGGCCGGCGACCGGGAGGCGGGCGATGACTGCTCGGATCAAACCGCACAAGGTCAAGGGACGCCAGCTCGAGGAAGTGCGAGAGAAGGATCCCGATGGCAGGATCGTGGTTCATCACCGCACGGTCGACACGCTGGGCAAGATGCTGCGCTCGGGCACGATCACGCCGGAAATGCATGAGGCCGCGCAAGACTTCCAGGCGAACTTCATCATCGCACAGCTCGACACGCTGCGCGCGCTGCCGATCCTGCGGGTGCCGGGCACCGGGCGCGAGCCCGATCTGAGCGAGCGGCAGCTGCATGCAAAGCGTCGGGTGTACGAGGCGATGCAGGCGCTGGGCGGACTCTCGAGCCCGGCAGGTTCGTGCGTGTGGCACGTGATCGGGCTGCAGCGCAGCGTCCGGGAGTGGGCCATCCGCCAGGGCTGGGGCGGCCGGCCCGTGCGCCAGGAGCAGGCGCAGGGCATCCTGGTGGCAGCGTTGGGGATGCTGGCGGCGCACGTCGGGTATGGCGGGCCAGGCGGGCCTCCTGAGGGATCTGAACGAAGGAGGAAGATATGGCCATCACAAGCCGTCCGCTGCTGGCGGTGGACGGCGACTCGTTTGCCCACCGCGCCTACCACGCCTTGCCGAAGTCGATCCGCCGGCGCGGCAACCAAGGCGGCGGCGCCATCGTCGGCTTCGCGAATCTGCTCTTGCGGCTCTACGAGGACGAGCAGCCCCGC